ATGCTCTTGCCAAGTACCTGAAAGGTCAGGTAATCTTCCCGACTGGTGGAGGCAAGACCAACGTTGCCATTTTTGATGCTATGCGTGAGTTTCAGTCTGATGTACCAAAGACCATTGTAGTGTGTGCTCCGCGCATCCTTCTGGCAGATCAGTTGTCTAGCGAATTTTTAGAGTTTATCACGACTGCCTCTGTTTTGCACGTTCATAGTGGTGAAACTCATCACTTTAGAACCACCAAACCTCAGGAAATTGTCGATTGGTATGCTAATACTGTCGGACACAAACTGATCTTCACCACCTACAACTCTCTGCAACGGATTGTTGATGCTGACATTGAAGTGAATACGATTTACTTTGATGAGGCACATAACAGCGTTAAGCGTAACTTCTTTCCTGCTACTGAGCACTTCTCTGCTAACGCAGATCGTTGCTACTTCTTTACTGCAACTCCGAAACATTCCATCACTATCAACAAACCAGGGATGAATCTTCCTGAGGTTTATGGTCAGGTAATCTGTCAGGTTCCTGCACCTGAACTGGTCAAAGGTGGTTACATTCTGCCCCCTAAAGTTGTGGTCAAGCAATTGCCCATGGTTCAGGATAAGCAGGTTATCTTTCAACGTGATGCAGACAATCTGCTAGAGACCATCGATGACCAGGGCATCAAAAAGATTCTGATTTGTGCTCGCACCACCAAACAAATCATTGGTTTGGTGTCTGAATCTGATTTCTGCTTACAGTTACAAACTCGTGGTTATTCTTGGATGATGATTACATCCAAGACTGGTGCGGTGATTGATGGTCAGAAGGTGAATCGTGAGAAGTTCTTTGATACTCTCAATGCGTGGGGCAAGGATAGCAGCAAGCGATTTGTTGTGATTCACCATAGCATCCTATCTGAAGGCATCAATGTGTCAGGATTGGAGGCAGTGTTGTTTATGCGGAATATGGACTACATTGGCATCTCTCAGACTATTGGACGTGTGATCCGTTTGGGTGACGAATCCAAGAAGTTTGGTCTGGTTTGTGTTCCCGTCTATGATAAAGTTGGCATCTCCACTGCTCGCTCTGTGCAGGCAGTTGTTGATACTATCTTTGAGAAGGGAGAACCTGCTATATCGGTAGTTCGCAGGTGAGTCTCACTGAGAACCCAGTATTCATCGGGGTCAAAACCCTGATTTTTTTCAATTCTGCCTGGAGGGTGCTATGAGTCATCCGATGCAATCCAATCGCCGATTTTTTCGAAAGTCTAATTGGGGCTTGACATCCTCACCCAAAGATGTTAATCTATCTTCTGTAATTGCTTTTAGCACAAACAACTATGACTATTATTCCTATTGACCTAAAAGGCGTTTCGCCTAAACTTCGATCTGAGATTGAATCCAAACTTCCCCAACCATTGAAAGTTCCTGGATGGAAGTTTAATGGATACCAATGGCGCTTGCTATCACAGATTAACACTAAAGATTCTGAAGGAAACACTGACAATAGTGTTAGGATCTCTGGTACGGGTGACAATGAAACCCTAGAAAGTTCTCTCCGTAAAGGTATCAATGTAAGCAGACTTACCCCATCAATTTATCCTAATGATAACTTGATGAATGGGTTTAACCGAGTCAAGAATCTGCTTGCTATTGGATACAAGGAGTGGATCTTTGCAGAGTATGTTGAAGATGAATCTACTCGCAGTGAGTTTCAAGGATCCTTTGAAGAATGTCTGGATGACTTTCGTGCTGCTGCAAATGCAGGTGATGGACAGAAAGTAATCAGTGATAAAGAGGTAGAAGAACTTGGTCGTAAGAGATTCCAGAATCGTGAAGATCAAAGCAAACAATCTATTTCAAAGTGGATTCGCACTCTTGATCTTAACTGGAGCGGTCAAAAGATTGATGGTGTTGCTAACAAAATCTGTAAGGATTTCACCAGAAAAGGTGTGATTGAATCTTACAATCGTGATGAAGCGCAACAATTTCTAAACGATAATGGTATTGGTGCAGATCTTCTCAACACTAAAGATTCTACTCGTGTCGCACGTCTCTATCCTCAAATCATGAGGAACTTTGTAAAGAATGGTGTAACTATGGATCTTGCACTGTTTGATAGTGATGCTTGTTCTCATGAGGAACTTGATAAACGTCAAAAGGAAACTATTGATGAACTCAAGGAAATGGATGAGTTGGTTATGCAATATGCAGTCAAACGTATGAGTATGATTGGTGTTCATCCTTGGAATGTTCTTGGAGCTATTTCCCAAAAGATTGGAATTGAGGAAAAACAATTGGAAAATGGTTTGGTTGCTGTTTGATGAAGGATGGATTTATTGTTGAGGATGGTACATACGCTGCCATCCCTTTTGGTAAGCAACTAATGATTATACATCACGGAAAACAGCTGCAAGTTTGCAAGACTATAACAGCTGCAAAAAAATTTATTCAGCAACATAAAAAAATGTCCATCTCTATCACTGATTACTGATAATGAAAACAAAATTTGTTTGCGTAACACCAATTTCAAGAGAAGCAAAAAGTAGATTTTTTTCTGAAATGGACAGATTTCATTCTTGTAAAATTGAAAAAGAAGAAAATGATGTTCTTTACCTATCTTCTCTAAATAAACAGTACTATTTTTGTGTTCCTAAGTCTGGAAATTCACATTGGATAATTGAAAAATAAAAAATAGACCTATAATAGAATTAATTCATCTAGTAAAAAATAAAAATGCAAGAATATAACGATTTTATGACCCCAATGTTTTCTATTCCGATACTTCATTTGCAAGTTAGAGACTGGGAAAATAAAAAAAAGAAATTGATGAAAATACATTCCTATATAAAATCAAATAGTAAAGCTTGTCTTCCGCTAGATGTAGATACTGATTACCATTATAATGCTAATACTCAAAATTCCTACGATTTAGAAGTAGAAAGTATTCTTGAGGAAGAACTTTCTATTGTTGAAAATGAATTTAATTGCGGCGTTATTATGGGAAATTGTTGGTTTGAAACGGCTCAAAAACATTCTTTTCATAGAGTTCATAATCATGGATCGAAAGGTTTAAGTTCTGTCTGTTACCTAGAATATGATAATAGATATCATAAACCAACACACTTTGTTTCTCCTCTTTTATATTCAAATGAAGGGAATGATACATATATTCCAAGTAATGATGATGTTGGTGAGGGATCTATTTTATTTTGGCCGTCAGCAATAATGCACTATACAGAACCACATTTATCAGATGTTCCCAGAATAGTTCTTTCATTCAATCTTGAATGTCAATATCATATTTTTTTCGACGATAAAATAAATGAAAATGAAAAAAATACATGCGAGACTAATTAAAAATTTTGCATCTCAAGATGAAATGAGATCTTTAAATAAATGGACTCTTTTGAATTACAAGAATATGTATTTTTATGATGCAAAAATGGATAAAAATTTGTATGAAAGAACAAGACTTACTACGAGACTAGAAAACACGGAAGATTTTAATGAGTTGGGGATTCAAATAAACTATCCACCCGAATCTTATCGACTTCAAAAAAAAATTATTAAATCTTTTGGACTTGATAATTGCAAATCTCCATCATCTTTCTATAAAGGAATAGTAAATGGTATTGGATTTGAAAAAGGATCTATATGCAATCATATAGATCCAGAATATTATCCTGGGACAAAAACTCTTCACTGCAATATTGTCACTCAAAAACCCTTAGGTGGTGGAGATCTTATAATCGATGGGCGCAAATTTGAAGTCGAAGAAGGTGATTTAATGTGTTACCTTGTTTCTGAGCATTATCATGAAGTTACATCAATAATTGGACCAAAAGAAAGAATATTGTGGGTGTTTGGATTTTGTATTGATGAAGACAAAGTTAAACAAATTTTTATGCTTAAATAGAACGGTAGATTCAATAATCTAAAATGTTTTATTATTATCTTTTATTTACTTTTTTTGCATTTTTAATTTATGCAATGGTTATCGATGAAAATGTTTCAATTGCGATTGTTTTATTTTCAAAGTTAATTAAGATAAAAGTAGAAACGTTTTATTGGCAAATTAAATTGCATCCTAAAAATCCGATTACAAATATTAAAAAATATTGGGAATATGATAAAATTGCCAGACAACTTCATTCAGAATTAAATAAATCTAAAGAAAAGTAAAATGGATGCATATTCATATTTAAATTTTATCTCCTTTGTATCAACCGTATTATATCATTTTGTGGCATTTATGTCGGGAATACTAATTGGATATATGGTAGGTCGTAGGGACAGTTTATAAACTGTCCTTTTTTATTGACTAATTAAAAAAAATTTCTTATAATGTAAAAATAATGATAAAAAATCATGAACTATTCATTTCCAGGCATACTGAAAATTGATGATGTTCTTCCTTACATAGAAGGAAAAAAAGAATTTAAAATTTTTGATAAGAATTGGTATAAAGTAATTAATTATACTGTTGCTCTTGAAGAAACGTTCAAGGGGTCTGATTATGAGTCTGAAATCTTAAAAGAGTGTCGAGGATTAATATTCGATTCTGAAACTGGATCTATCATTTCTCGTCCTTACCACAAATTTTTTAATGTAGGTGAGCGTAAAGATACTCAATTGAGTCAGATTGATCTTAATCTTTCTCACATTATACTTGAGAAATTAGATGGATCTATGATTCGTCCTATTCCTACTAAAGAAGGATTTCGATTGGGAACAAAATCTGGAATTACTGATGTTTCTATGAATGCAGAAATTTTTATATCAGATAAATCTGAATATTCAGATTTAATTTTATCAATGCTTGATGCTGGGATGACTCCTATTTTCGAATGGTGTTCTCGTAAAAATCGTATTGTTATTGATTATCCGCAAGATCAACTAATTTTGACTGCCATTCGAAACACTACGATTGGAAATTATCTTCCATATTGGAATTTAATTGAGATTTCCCAATATTATAATGTTCCTCTTGTAAGATCTATTTCTTCGGAATTTAATAATATTCAAGACATTGTAAATCAAGTTCGTAAATGGGATGATGGTGAAGGAGTTATTGTTCGTTTTTTAAACGGACATATGGTAAAAATTAAAGCCGAAGAGTATGTTCTCCGTCATAAATCCAAAAATTGCATCGATCAAGAGAAAAATGTGATTGAAATTATTATTAATGATTCTGTTGATGATTTAATTCCTCTTTTATCTTCTGAGGACTCTAATAAAATTAGAAAATTTGAAAAATTGTTTTGGAAATCCGTTGATGATATTTCTTCTGAAATGTTAAATATCTATAATGCTGGAAATATTATGTATCCAGATAAAAAAGATTTTGCTGTTGAGTTTGTTCAAAAGAAAATATTACCAATTCATGCACCAATTATGTATGAAATAAAATCTGGAAAAGAACCTAAAAGTGTCATAGTAGGTATGATCCGCAAATTACTTTCATCTCAAACTAAAATTGATCAAAATCGTTGGTTGTTTGGGGGTTTGAATTGGAATTACTACAATATAAACACAAAAAATTAAACAGAGATCGATGGAAAACTTACTAATAGAACCATATAAGACAATTCTTGTTCTTAATGCAAGTTATGAACCCATTAATTTCACTAACTGGAAAAGGGCAATAGTTTTGCTTCTAAAAGAAAAAGCTCAAAGATTGTCTTCGAGAGTTATTAGGTTGTTGGATTATATAAAACTTCCAATAAAAAAAATTATGTCTCATAAACCATCGAGAAATATGATTTATAAAAGAGATAATCATACCTGCCAATATTGTGGATCTAAAAAGTCACTTACAATTGATCACGTTATACCAAGATCAAGAGGTGGTCAAGATACATGGGAAAATATGGTAGTTGCTTGTTCTTCTTGCAATACTAAAAAAGGACACACTCTTCTTGAACAAACAGGGATGAAATTGATGAAAAATCCAAAATCACCAGTAAATAAAATGATTTTTGACATTGCTAGATCAAATGTTCCCGAATGGAAAGAATATTCTTATGTCTGAACTTGTAATGCTTTGTGGAATTCCCACATCTGGCAAATCCACATATGTTAAAAAATTAAAACTTTTGGATTATTGGAAGGATGCAGTAGTTCTTTCGACAGATAATTATATTGAAAAATACGCAACACGTGTTGGTCAAACTTACAATGAAGTTTTTGATGATACAATTGATGAGGCAACTCGTCAGTTAGAACTTGCGTTCATTGAGGCAAAGGACAAGGGAAGGGACATTATCTGGGATCAGACAAACTTATCAATCAAGTCCCGAAGAAAAAAACTTTCTAAACTCCCTTCCTCTTACGCAAGAGGTGTGATATACTTTAAGGTATCACTGGAAGACGCACTAGAACGAAACAAAACTCGTGAAGGTAAGTTTATTCCTGAAAGCATTCTTAAACGAATGTATCACCAATTTGAGATTCCCACATTACAAGAAGGATTTGATTATGTTGAAGAAGTTAAAAGTTAAAGAACGATACAATCATCATTTTGAATATACTAGCGATATTGAACGTATCGTAAAAATCTTTGCTGATCGTGGATATGAAATTTCGTATAAAGATGCTGTTCATGCTTGGGAAGAATTTTCTGACAGTATGTGTGCAGGTTGGATGTGTTTGGGTGAAGATAATGAAGTCTTTCAAGACGCATTTTCTTATTTTGAAGAAGCATGAAACCACAAGCACTTCTTTTTGACTTGGATGGAACTTTATGCAATGTTTCTCATCGTCGTCAGTATGTTGCAACGAAACCACGCAATTGGGATGCATGGAATGCTGGAATTATCAATGATAAACCCAATCTTCCAGTCCTAAAAGTCTTTAACGCACTCAAAGATCGTTTCCCAATCTTCTTTGTAAGTGGTCGGTCTGATGATTATCGTGATGTAACAATTCAGTGGTTTGAAAAACACGGAATCTATGAACATGATTATAATGATCTTCTAATGCGTAAGTTTGCCGATCATCGTGATGATGCGATTGTAAAAGGAGAACTTGCTGATGAGATTGAAAAAACTCATAATATTCTTGGTGTTTTTGATGATAGAAAAAGAGTTGTCAATATGTGGATAAATAGAGGAACGTTTGTTTTCGACGTTTCTCAAGGAAAAGGAGATTTTTAGTGGAGCATTATAGGCATTTTTTATCTAATGGGAAAACAATTGAAGTTTTTGATCAGATTTTTACATCTCCAGAGAGGCATAATCACATTTCAATAGCTCAAGAATGCTCTTATACCTTAGGAGGTTCTACTAATGATATTTTTGAAAACAAAAGAAATACATTTTTTCAATCATGTATGATATCCGATGGTGGTAATTATATAACAGATGATTTTGAAAGAATGAATTTTCTAACATCAAAATCTTTTGATCCAATTAGGAAATATATTTCAGGGTATTATCCAGACAGAAGTTGGATGTTGTCTTCAAGTCCCCTTTCAAAATATTCATATCATTGTGATTCTAATGCTGAGGGAGAAGAAAAAACTTTACTATACTATGTAAATTATACATGGGATAAAAATTGGGGAGGAGAAACTTTATTTGAAAATGATCAGGGTGAATGTGAAATAGCAATAAATTATAAACCAGGAAGAATAGTTATTTTTGATGGATCTATATCTCATAGACCAGCTTCTATATCCGTTTCTGCAGAAGAATTTAGATTTACTTTTGTTATTCAATTTTTAAAAAAATCTGAGTGTAATATTGATAATATTGAAGTATGAATATTAACAATTATAGAATAGTTGAAAAAGCAGATTTAAGTGGAGAAATATGTTTTTTTCCACAATACAAAAAATTATTTTTTTGGTTCAATTACGTTGAGATTGAAATATTTCCAAAAGTGATAAAATTTTATTCTTTAGAAAGTGCTATGAAATTTATTAAAAAACAAATAAATAGACCAAAAGAAAAAATTTATAACCTAAAATGAAATGTGAAGTCAAATTGTATGTTGGTGGGAAGGTTTTCACTGAAATTGTTGAAGCGACCAGTTATCAAACTGCCAGACAAACCGCTCTGGCCAGAAATCCCTGTGCTAAAATAATAGGAGTAACATCGGTTTTCAAATGATCACTACTAGAATTTCAGACTTTCCATACGGAGGATTTCCTTTTAGAATAGATTATAAAGATGAAAATAAAAATGCAAAAGTTTGTTACTTTGAATGCAAGGAGCATATGGAAAAATATATACTTCAAAACAATCTAAAAAAGAAAAATATTTCGATTAAAGTAAATAAGGATAATTAAAATGTCAATTTTTGATGAAAAATTTCCATGTACAAGTTGCGCATGTTGCTGTAAAAAATTAAAAATAGCTTTAGAAAATTCTAAAAATTCTAATCATCCAGAAATGATTAAAATAGCAGAAGAATTTCCATATGAATGGGATAGTAATGGATCTTGTAAAATGTTAAATGAAAATAATCAATGTTCTGTATATGATAATAGACCCATTTTCTGTAGAGCTGATGATTTGGGAAAATTACTTGGATTCACTCATTCTGCAGAAATTAAAGAATGGAGAATCTTGTATGCAAAAGCATGTAATGCTATAATGGATGAAGAAAGTATTTCTCAAGAATATAGAATTCCTATCGATAAAAATTAAAAAAAATGACTAAAAAAACTCATAATGACAAACATAAAAATGAATGGATTTGGGAGGAAACTCCAGAAACCATTCAAGCGATTAAAGAACTTCATGAAACTGTAAAAAAAGTAAATGAAGGTAAGTTTGCTGGAAATTATCAGGGACCTCTATACGCTCCTCATCCCCAATTAAAAAAAGATGGAAAAGCAACTAATTGATGATTCGTTTTATGTTGAAGAAACTAATTGGAAAACTTGGAAAAGTTTTGATAAAAATGGGAAATCACTTATTACTTCTTTCACGCAAGAATCTTGTATCTATTCAACGAGACAATACTGTAAATGGTTACAAGAGGGATTTCCAGAAACAACATCTTACTCTAGTAAAGTAGATGGAAAACTCTAAAAAATATCCATATCATGTATTAGATCCAACAACTCCTTGGTATGAATGGCTTTGTTACTGTGAAATTTGTCATCAATTAAATGCACCAAAACAACCACGATTAGGTCGTTTTATGGCATATAGAAGATATTTGAAAGAAATGGGAATACTTAAATGAAAAACATTTTTGAGCACAATGATATTTCAGAAATGAAAGTCGTAGATTTTGAAGATACTCATATCTTTTTCATGGATAATTTTTATAAAGATCCAGACGCAGTTTTAAATTATTTACTATCAACTCCACCTCCAATATGGAAAGAATGGGAAAAACCTTCCTATAACATGATTTATTTTGAAGATCGGAGGCATCAATTAATTAATCCAGATGTTAGTGAAACACTTAAAACTATAGGAAATCTTGTGAATCAAGTACCGACAGATGAAAATAAAGTAATTACAAATTTTACAAGATTTAAAGATGATAAATTCAATGATTTCACAAATAATTATTGGTGGCCTCATCATGATTGTGGATATAATGCTATAGTATATTTGAATAAATATGAAGAAGAGCATATAGGAACTCATTTATATAAAGAATTGTATAGAGACCCCAGATTTACATCTGTTCCAGAACATTCAAGACCATGGGCTCCTAAAAAAAATTGGGAAATACTGGTAACACTAAAATCGAAATATAATAGATTTGTGATGTTTGATGGTAAAAAATATTTTCATGGAATGGATATATCTGATAAAAGATTTTTCGGAGAAAACTATAGAATTAATCAAGTAATGTTTTTCAAAGATGAAGGAGACGTAGATTATTAATATGGCACCTCATTCACACATTTCAACAAATTATAATAATTCATATCAAGAACCAAATTACGAAAGGTATGATGTTGAAGATGTTATAGAAGATGTTTTGTTTCCATCTTTTCTATATCAATATAAACTAAAAATAGATAATAATAAAATATTAGAAGATTGTTATAGTGCAAAAAAAATATTTCCAGAGTCTGTATCTAAATCCAACATGGGAGGTTGGCAAAGTGAAACCTATTCTTTAAGAACAATTCAAGAAAAATACATTCCTAACATTCAAAACTTATGTTATAATGTCATAGATATCTGTAATGATATATCAGAAAGACAAGATTTGCGATGCAATTTTTTTGAGCATGGTTTAGACTGGTGGATTAATATCAATAAAAAATATTGTTATAATGCAATTCATTCTCATCCTGGAGCTTCTTTAGTTGGATTATATTATGCAAAAATAAAAAGAAATGGGGAAGATGGAAATTTAGTATTGATGAGAAATGATGGATCGAATCACACGCAATTGTACGGATCAAATGATATTTTTAGTACATTTGAACTCGAAGCTGAAGTAGGATCATTGTATATTTTTCCATCCCATATAATACATTATGTTCGACCAAATCTTTCTGATGAGGAAAGAATATCAATTTCATTTAACATTAGTATTAGTTAGATTAAAAATGCTAAATAGTAAAAATATTTTAAGTTTGAATTGGTAAATATATGTCAATTTTAAACGTATCGGGAATAGAATTTAGTGATGGATCTCAACTATCTTCTAGATATGGAATAATTCCTCAAAACACAGTCTCTATTTTTTATCAAGCGGCCGCTCCTACTGGATGGACTAAAATTACCACTCAAAATGATAAAACATTGAGAGTTGTAAGTGGAAATGGTGGGGGAACTGGAGGATCAATATCTTTTACTTCTGCTTTTCCTAGTGCTGCAGTTAGACCGATCAGTGGATCTATAACTGCTGCTGGATCAGTTGGAAATACTACCTTAACAATAGCACAATTGCCGTCGCATACTCATAATTCTGGATCTACTGTAAATGTATCCCCATCTGGAGCTGGAGTTGCAGGTAGATTAGTGAATGATCAAGCTCCTGCAGGAGGAGCTACTGGTGGTGGAGCTGCTCATACTCATCCATTTACTGGAGCATCTTCTCCATTTTCTGCATCTATTGATTTAAGAGTTCAATATATTGATGTAATTATCTGTTCATTCAATTGATCTATTATGGCTTTAATTAATACCGATGGCATAAGATTTTCAAACTCTACTGAACTTTTAAGTAAGTATGGTATTATTCCGAGAAATACTGTTTCGGTTTTTTATCAAACAAATGCTCCTACTGGATGGACTCAATTTTCGACCTTAGATGGAAATCCAGGTCCTCCAAATATTAATAATAGAGCTTTAAGAGTAGTTAATGGAGTTGGTGGTGCTTCTGGTGGAAGCATCACATTTACTAGTGCCTTTCCTTCAACACCAATCGGCATCACAACTACTGTTAATTTTTCTGCAACAATAGGGGCATTTACATTAACCACCAATGAAATACCATCTCATACACATAATTCTGGTGGATCTGCTCAATTTGTTCCTTCTGGAGCGGGATCACCTTATAGACTTGTTCAAAGAAATCCTGTAGCATATAATACAAGAGTTGCGGTCAGAACAATTACAAATGCAAGAGTGTCTGTTTCATATAGACAGCCAGTAACGTATAGGCAACCAGTATCTAATAGACAACCTCAAACGTATAGACGGCCAGTTAATGTTCAACAACCAAGAAACTATGGACAACCAAATAGTGGCAGAAACAGATATCCATTTAATTTTAGTGTAAATTCTAGACAACCATTTAATAGACAACAACCAAATAGTGGAAGAAGACCATATGGATTTAGATATCAATTTGCTAGAAGAGTTCCATTTGGTGGATCTAGTAGATTTGAACAAAGATTTGCGCAACCTTTTAACTTTAGAAGACCTTACTTTGCTGGTAGGTCTGGAAATATAAGAAGGCCCGTTGGAGGTTCTAATAGAGCC